TCAGGAGGTATGCTATCAATGTTTTCAAATTCATACTCATCTTCTTCACTGTTAACACAATACTCTACTGCATCACTATCACCGTGTTCTTTAATAAGTTTATCCCAGAAGTGATGTTGTTGTTTAGTAAGGGAAATATATTCTGCTTCGCCGCCATAACCAGACAGAGTGATTCTATAGTATCGTGGACCTTTTATCTGTTCTACAAGATTTTCTTTTTCTTGGAGACTTGCCATCGAACTATTCCTCCAAATGGATCAGTGGTTCAACGCTACTCGTATCATGCCAATCAGTTTGATCATGATTAAATTTTCGTGTTACAGTTTCTTTACGTAACATATTGTCTTTAACTCTGTAGGTAATTAATTCTTGTTTAACTACACCTTCTACATTGCTTTCAAACGCACTTACAAGTGGTCCGTCTAATTTACTGTTCATTAGTATAACTCCTCAATTTTATCACAGATTTTCATTTTTTTGGCTTCTTCAGCACTTAACCAAACATCTTGTGGCGGAAGTAAAATTTCTTTAATTTTAGTTTCAGCCATTCCTAAACATTTTTTATAGTGCTTTATCATACGTTCAGTGCTTAATTCAAATTCTTTCACACGAGCATACAATTCATGTTCTTTGCCTTTACTGCCCCAACTATACTGATGTGATAGTATTGCAGTATTAGGTGTAAGAATACGTTTACCTTTTTCACCTGCTATAAAGATTAAAAAGCCACAACTTGCAATTAAGCCTAATCCTACTGTTTTAATAGGAATACTACTTGCTTTCATTGTGTCTATTAATGCAAATGCGGCATGTACATCTCCGCCTGGTGAATTAATAATTAGTGTTAATTGTGGTAATGGATTATCACTAAGGTTGTGATTCATTATCCACTTAATTGCGTCACGACATGATGCGTGAGTTATTGAATCCATTAAAACATATATACCATTTGATTCTATGTTTTGTGGCTGTTGTATTTCTTTTTTAGCCATAAGTGCCTACGTTCTCCCAGGGATATACTAACCATACATCCTCTTCTGTTTTGTTAACTTCATGGCAACTATATGATACTTGATCAAAGTTACTTCCTAAGTTTTCTGTTAATACTGCGAACCGAACATTTTCACCCCACACTTGATCCCATATAGGGGATTGAGGTAAACAACTTTTCTTCCAGTCCTCTTTAATCCAATTAAATGTAGCACCTGTGTCGTTGATATCATCTACAATTAATATCTTTGCACCTTCTGGGTTATTTTTAAATTGTCCCATTTCAGGAGCATATTCTGTTTCTTCATCATAGCCATATGCATCACTTGCCATCCATGCATTGCTTTCACTTTCACTATTATCATCACGTAGACTTACTTTGATTGCTTCGCAACGAATGCCAGTCATGTTTGAAATAATAGTTGCAGGTACATTGCCACCTCGTGTAATACCTACAATATAATCAGGACGCCAATTGTCCTTATACATTTGATTTACAATGCTTGTACACATTGCTTCTACATCTGTCCAACTATAATAATGTTTCTTAATCATCTTTAATCCTTGTTTACAATATCAGGAGTAATAGCGTCTACTGTATTGACTACTGTTTTACCTGCATAAATTGCCGTAGATGCAGTTACATCTAATACTGCTACAGTTGTAGAACAACCTGTGCAAAAAAATAAAACTGCAATGGCAAATAATTTATGCATCATTAACTTCTATAACATTTTCCCATCTAAAACTACGCCAGCCATTTGCATTAGTGTCCCATACAACTTGTGTTTCTTCACTAATTGCACGTACCTTTTTCTGACTAGCAGTATCTTCTTTTGTTGCAGGAGGTATAACTCCTTCTTTAAGTGTACAAGTCATTACTCTCTTGTCACCGTTAAGTTTGTTAAATGTAACAATAACACTACCTTCTTTTAGTTTTGCTACTGTTGACTCTTTTAATTGTTCAATTGTTTCCACCATCTGCTCCTTTTAAATATTCTTCATTGTGAATCCATCTATAACCCACATGTTTAACCCATCTAACAAAACCCCATTCTTTTTGTTTTCTTCCCATAAAGAAAATACTTGTACAAGGTATGTTATTTCCTTCTTCGTCTTTTGCAAGTTCTAACCAATGCAGATCACTTGCCTTTCTAAATCTAATATGTCCTGGTCCTCTCCATCTTGCAGTAGAACCAACAACTTTTCCTTCTTGCGAATGTACAGGAATGTGTTCCCAATATCCACCTTTTAAAATAATAGCACCCCAACTCCATGGATGATCATGTAGTACAGGTTCGTCACTTTCTAAAACCTTGTGCAATGTAATATTAAAAGGAAAACTCTTACGTTCTTTTAAGAACAAGTAATAACGGATTAGATATGGTATCTTTCCAGAACGATCAAAGATCACTCTGCGTCGACCCAGTTTGTCCATTAGTTTACTCAACATTTTTTTGTCCTACTCTTCTAATTCTTCATTTGCTTTACACATATTATACACTATTTTAAACTCATTGTAAAGACTTTTTGCAGTCGGATATTTCTCCAATAAATCCATATCAATACTTTCCCAATTTGAATCGTTATCCCAAAGTCCACTGTCCAACGTAATTGAAGTTGCATCTATAGTACTAATTGAACTACCACTATAGTCGTCAAATGTATATGTCATTGATTGAGTGTCGCCGCCGATTGAAACTGTATAGGTATTTTGTGAAGTTTTATCTTCGTCATTCATTTTGGATCCTTTAAAAAGTAAGTGGGGACCGAAGCCCCCACTGTAATTGATGTTAGCCTACTTCTTGTCTGAAAGACTGCCCTTTAAGTATTTTAAAAGAACACCATATGCAGGAAGGAACACAATCAATCCAACTACAATTTTTGTAAGTGTATTGTTTTGTGCAACTACGTGCCAGTTAGCACCAATCCATGATAGGTTGCCTTCAGCATCTAACGAGCCTGCAAACGCCACATAAAAGAATGAATATGTGTCAATGATGTTGGCCGCAATAGTTGAAATTGCTGGAGCCGCCCACCATGCACTTGAACGTTCTCTTATTGCTTGGAATACATAAACGTCAAGCATTGTACCAATAGCATAAGCAGTACCACTTGCAAAACCAACTCTGTATGCATGTGGATCATCTAATGCCAACAGTACAAGTACTGATGCTACGATAGCAGGAATAATTGCCATTGCTACAACGGCTCTACCTGCTTCTTTACCAACCATACGTACTGTAAGGTCAGTTGCTACGACAACGATTGGAAAAGTAAATGCCGCCGCCGCTAATGGAAATGATCCAAACAAGGGCAATTCTGCTCCTGGAAATAGATCAAATCTAATTGTAACTAGATAGTTTGACACCGCAATAACAAGTGTGTGCAAAATAACTAGTTTTGTTACGAGTGCCTTATCGACACCTTCTAAAAGTTTTGTGAACATATGTTCTCCTTTTCTTATTATGGTGCCACGCACCGTTTCAACACATCCATGTGTTGAATTTTTATAGATTACGATCCGTGTGCAAACTGTTGTTGCATTTTGATGTTATCTATAAATTCTTTTTTAGTAGCAGGATCATCTTTGAAAGCACCACGTAATACTGTAGTTTGTGTCAAACTACTTTTTGCTCTAATGCCTCTATTCTCACAACAACCATGTGTTGCTTGAACATAAACACCTACGTGTTCACTACCTGTTTCTTTCTGTATTGCGTTAGCAATCATACCATTAAGATCTTCTTGTAGTGTACCTCGCATTGCACACCATTGTGCAATTCTTGTATACTTACTCAAACCTAATAGTTTAGGACCTGCAATAATACCAATGTATGCTACACCCTTTACTGTTTGATGATGATGCGAACATAAACTTGTAAGTTCACTTCTAACTACAAGCATACCTTCATAACCGCCTTCAATGTAGTTAGGAAAACTACTTGGATTAGGCATCTTATCATAACGGCCACTCATAATTTCATTGATATACATCTTAGCCATACGCCTTGCAGTATCTTGACTGTTAGGATCTGTTTTAGTATCAATCAGCAAGTGTTGTAACATATTTTCAAAAGCAGGAACTGCTTCATCAATAAGTTGTTGCTTCTCACCTTCTTCAATATAATCAGCAATGTTATCATTGGCCCAGTATCTAACATTGTTATCTACTAGTCTTTGTTTAATTTTATCTTTTACGTTCATTTTATTCTCCGATGTTTAGGCAGTGGATTGCCATCTTTATTTTAACTTCTCAAGTAAATTTTTACAACTAAAATAGTTTTCATTTAGATGAGTTGTAAGTTTATTTAGGTCAACAAGATAGTTTTCATAATTTTCCATGTAGTCAATTATGCGTTCAACTATCTTATCCTTGTGTTCTTTATATGCAGTAAATGATTCTGTCCATTCACTTGGATATAAAAACTTGCCTGTGTTTTCCATTTCAGTGTAACTTAAACGATCTGGAACCATAGGCAGTGTTCCAACAATAGCACCTTCATACCAACTAATACCAAGTGTTTCTTGTAGATTTGCACTAAACACTAGTTTTGCTTCACCTAGTGCGTTATAGTATTCTTTTTTTGTATAGTTTTTGTCCATACAAATTTCGAATTCATACTGTGTAAGTGTGTCTTTAAGATCTAAAAATATTTCAGGTTGTTTCTCTGGAGCAACTCTATGTGGAAACAAAATTTTATTTGTTTTTTGCATTCCAATAAATGGCTGAAGTTCACTTTTTTCATATTCCATTGGCCAACCACAACGTACAATTTTACCATTATCAAAACGTCTATTGTATGCTTCGTTGTACATTTCAGAAGGCTCGTTGTGTCCATCTAAAAGCAATTCATCAAAGAATAGTTTTACATGGAAGTCAGTTGCAAAGTAATTGTGATCATAACTGTGAAAGAAACTTTTCTCAGCATGTCTTACCCAACTAGCATTGCCTATTAGTCTGCCTAAGAAATCTTGTGGATCATAACTTCCAGCATGCCAAAGTGCATGTGTAATAACTTTAACACCTAGCAGTTCACTCATATATTTTATATTTGTAATACCAGGATGCCATGCATCTGTAAAGATAATATGATCACCTTCTTTAACTTGACCTGTAGTAAATGCTCTACTAATTTTTTCTACTTGACTTGCTTTGTAGATATTTGTACCACCAAAGTTTAAAAACGCACCTGGAGTATTTGCTTTAGGAATATCTGTTGGACCATCAATGATATTCACATTGTGTCCTTGTTTAGTAAGTAACGCAGGAAAATATGTTTTCCATTCTTTAGTGTATCTAGTTTCTACACTTTCTAAATCTATTAACCAAATATTAGCCATTAACTTAATCCTAGTAGTGTTTTAATTTTTTCGTCATTATACTCTATTAGTATAGCATCTTCAAGGTCTTCTGTATAGCCTTGATCTTTCCAATTAAAATCACGACCGTAAATGTAGCCGTGTCTTCCAAGTGTATTACACACTTTGGCAACTGCATCTACGGTCGTGTAGTTTGCATTTAAAGCACCACCTTCTACTGAATTGCCTTGGGCATCAGTTTGGTAAGGCATTCTAGTGCTTTGTTTTGCGGTTTCTATTACTGCGGTTCTTTTGAACACGTTGTTTTGCTTTCCGTGGATTGTTACGATTTTCGTATGCTCTCCACTCTTTTGAGTCCTTTCTGTAAAGGAACTTCTCGTTAAACTTAAATCCTTCATAGCGACAAAAGTCACGGAAGGCCTCGAGGTCATCAAAGATTTTAACAATCTCTGGATGCTTTGCAAAATAAGACAATGTAATCTCCTTTAATATTTTGCATACTCAATATGTGCACCGTTTTCTCCATCTTCACTTACGTCGATGTGTACTTCACGGCCCGGATACTTGGCATTAATTTGTTCATACAAATCATCAGCCATCATTTCACAACTCTTATAATCTAGTTCAAGTGTCTTCTCCTGATACAGTTTCTCTAGCCATCGTTTAAATTGAATAAACTCAATATCCCTGTCGTTGTGTGTAACAGTAATACCAACTTTAAAATGAAATATGTGTCTATGGGGATATCCCAAAAATGAAACATCATATTCATCACCTGTAGCAAGTGCTGGATCTTCCAGTGCCGCAGGATACTTGTGGATACCTTCTTTTCTAAAAGTTACCCATATCATTCGTTTTGCGTTTTCCATAATTGCCTTTTCGTTGTCTTCTTTCATACGTCTTAACATATAGTTGTGATAAGATTCTCTTTCATTGTCCATTTAATATACATTCTTTCTATGCTATTGTCAATTATTTTTTTACTCGATTGAATTATCGTTTTCGTATTTGGACCAATCAGTAAACTTGTCTCTATCTTGCAAGTCATGTACTTGATGTATCCAAACGCCAGTATTAGATGCTTTAAAATCCTTGTCATCAATCTTAACACATGCATTGTAGTTTAATTGATTGATGTTAGGAAGTTTAACACTTATTTGACTTATAAACTTACTGTGTTCATTATATCCTGCTTCTAATACCCATTCATGATGTTTTACATCATAATCAAGTGTAACAGTATATCCTTCACCTAACAAGCCAAATACAAGTTTGTCCCAATCATCATCTTCAAAGAATGATTGATTAGCACCTAAATAAATGTGATCTACGTGTTCTTTGTTTGCACGTTCTAATACTTCTTCCAATGGCCTTATGCCAACAACAAATAGTGTGTCCATTTCATAAGCAGGTGTTTTTTCTACTTCATAACCTGTGAAGTATACTACATCATCTTTAACACCATCTGAATAATCACGCTTCATTAGTTTCCTCTATTTGTCTTTCTATTTTAACAATTTCATCTTTTAAGTCAAGTTTTTTCTTTTTCAAATCTTTAATATATTTGTCTTGTGTCTTTTCTATTTCTGCGACTTCACATCTTTCATGTGCGTCTGCATGTTGCTTTTGTAAACTTGCAAGTCTATTTTTAAGTTTGTCTACATTCATATAGTTTACTCCTCTGTAAATAGGTTACTGAATTGTGTACTAGCATTAACTGTCTTTTTACCAGTAGCACCTCTTGTACCAATAATTGACATCCAAAATCTGCTGAATTCTTCAATTATTGCTTCTGCTTCGTCTCTTTTATCTGTTGCGAATATTGCCTCAACAACATCTCTAAAAAATATCCTGTCAAAGGACTCTTCCACAAGCATGTTTGGAATGACCTGATTGTCGTATTGTCTGTTTGCTTCTTGTACTGCATTAATATGACTCCATACATTATGACCCATTTGGATCGCATAAGAAAAACTATCCCATGAAGTTTTACCTTCTTTACCAATCTTATTTAGGTCACCTGGAGCATAAATGCAAACATCTTTTGCTTGTAGGTTTTGTGTGATTGGAGAATCTTTAAAACTTCTATGTTTACCTTCACGTACAAATGCTTGTCCAAAAGGCGTAGTATCTGTAGCAAGTGCTTTATCATCTATGCTAGGTACCATTCTGTATACCCATTTACTTCTATCTTGTGTTTCTAATTCACAATATATTTGACCATTTGCTGTTGCTAGGAACGGACTAGCACAATCAAATGTAATAGTAAAGTTTTCATTGTGATACTTGCGAACTGCTCTTTGTACATCTGTAAGTAAAGTTGCCCACTCTAGTTTACTTGTACCTAAGAAGTGCATAAAGTCATGTTTACCTTTTTCAAGTAAACCATCAAAACGTAGTGCTACTAATCTTTTTAACACAAGATGAATATCACACATATTCTGACCACCCATTGACCATCCGTTAAAATGATCTGTATATTTTTTAGGATCACAATAGTCTTTCATTTGTTGATACCAATCTTCTGCGTCAGTATGATTTTCACCTTGTAATACGTTTAAGAATTTACAAGCACCACTTCTATTCTTCATAAAGTAGTCATTGTTAATACGTGTTGCATTTACGGCATCTTGATAGTTGTCAATTCCAGTTGCTTTTGCACCTGCTGGCGAACGTGCTACCCATGCCGGAATATCTAATATCATTCCATAGTCCATGTAAGCGTCCATCCAAGCAAGAACTTGTTCACGTTTCTTTTTTGCTTTAGGGCAATTAGGATCTTTCCAATCACCTTCCCACACACCTTTACCTATCTGGAAGCCACCACTATCACCTAGTAACCAACTGTTTTCTCTATCCCTATCACGAATCATATCTTCTTTAGGAGCATCTTTGTTAATATCTAACTCTGCATGTCCTGCTGAATACAAACTCCAATGGTATTTGAACAGTCCTTCTTTAGTATTAAACCAATTAAGACTTTCCATTGAATTGTTTGGAAAAGGAATACGATTCTTTTCCACATATTCTTCTCTACGTTGCTTACCAATAAATGTAGCATAAAAGCCACTTATTGCTGGCAAAAATATTGCGTAATCCTTTTGTTCGTGTGTTAAGTTTGTGTTCATTAATTAATCCTTGGGGAATATTGCTCTCCGTTGTAACCACTGCCAGTGCCATCAACGCCATTGTTGCAACCAACTACAACAACAAGTAATCCAATCCCAATCCAAGCACAGGCACGTTTACTCCAAAGGATAAATTGATCCATTGCTTCTTCGGCTTGTTGTTGTGCTTGTTGTTTTGGTGTCATATTACTTGCTCTGTGCTGGTAAAATGTATTCATAAGTTGCCAAACCACTGTCTACATTAATTTGCATAGCACCTTGATCTGAAAACTTCATTACTTTATCGCCATCTAAACTTAGAATAGCAAGTGTTTGTTGTACAGGCCATGCCCACTCATTTTTAAGTTGGCCAGTTGTACCTGTTGCAAAAATAAATTCACCTGCGTGTGTACTAGCATCACCAAACTTAAATTTAATGTCACTACCATCTGTAATTACAGTAAACACAGTTTCTTCTGCATTTGCAGTTGCCTGCATTTTAAATCTTTGTACACTTGCCATTGTTGGCGAAACTTCTACGTCCCAACTTGCACCTTTAAACTTTACAGTTTTAAGTTTTTCATTAATGATTTCTGCGTTCATAAAACGATAATCATTTTTGAAATCTCCTGATGCATTTTTAAAGTGAATGCCAGTTGGAATCTGTTCACCATTTCTGTCTTGACGTACAACATCAATACTTGCACCATCTTTATATTCTGGACACTTCAAATGAATGTCTAGTTTATTTAGGTTAGGCATACCAAACGTACCCTTCATTTCTAACTGGGCGTTTTTAGTATTTGCCTGCATGATCACAGAGCGATCCTCTGCCATGCTATCAATACCTGTTTGTGCATCATCACCGTTGACCTTAACAATGTTAAGAAAGCCAAGTGCATGTGTATGTGCAACAATATCTTGTAAAATGTCTTTCATAGTTTTCTCCGTTCCTTATACTATTATATTTAGAAAATCATTCAAAGTCAAATAAATTATTGAATGTATTCTTCTGTTCGGTTGATTTTATATCCCAATCTAGCACTCCAATCAAATTATCTAACTTTTTATCGATAATTGCTGATTCCATTTCGTCATCTTCAAATGGAAGTTCTTGGAACCATTTTGGAAGTCTAAGTTCATCCGTTGGGTATGCAACCGAAGTATATCCCATAGGATTATTTTTTAGTTTGCAAACAATAACTTTCATACCGTCTACAATCTGCATACTAAATTTGTCGCCATGCATTTCACGTAATGAGTTCCAATTAATACTTGCTCTTACGTGTCCTGGCATGTTTACTTTACCGTGCTTTTTAAGTCTTGCAAGATAATCAGTAACATTGTTAGCACGTTTAGGGGAACCTTTTTCCCAACCAGGTCGTGCTTTAAATTTTGTTCTAAAATCTGTAATCATTTCTAATACTTGATCTTCTTTGGCACCTGTTAGTACTGCTAACAATACTTCACTTAAAAACTCTTGCATAAACACAGGAGTATCAGAACGTTTAAGATCAAGACCCATTGCTTTTACTTTGCCTGGCTTGCCATCTACATCTGTTCTAAATCCTTCGTTATCATAAATTAATGCCGCATATCTTTTCTTTGTAATGTATAAACCTTTTTCAGCAACAATTTCTCTACCAGCCGCAATAACTTCTCCTCTGCTTTTAGGACAATGAAAAGCATCTCCCATAAATTTTGGAAACGTTACATTTGCTTCTTCACAAATTTGATCATAGAGTTGAATTACACTTTCTTTATTCCAAGGTATATCACCTTTTTCTATTTCAGCACGTAAACTTGTATATGCACTAAAATAAACAGAATCAGTATCACCATATATAATACTCTTACCTACATGATCATACTCACCTGTGATAATTTCATTAACTTTAGCACTCATGTGTTTTGCAATAGCACGACCTGTGAGTGTAGTACTTTGCCCAATTCTATGATCAAAGAATCTACACCCTGGGTTTAGGATTGCTCCATATAAACTATTTAGGTTAATCTTTTTAACAAGTTGTCTTTTATCCCAAAAAGCAGTTTCAATTTTATTACCTGCATCTTGTGCCGCAATCTTTTTAGCCTGCATTTCTTTACGTTCTGCATACCAACGTTTAAGTAGTCCTGGAATAATGCCTTCATACTCTGTAGTAAACAAAGTACCATTTGCACTAACCATCCACGGTTGATTGCTGTCAAAAATAAGTTTGTAAACTTCGGCGGCACTTAAAGTATCACTTTCGCCACCTTCCCAGTCAATAGTAATTTCAACATCTTTGCGTTGTTCCATTACATAGTCATATTCAAGACTACCAAACTTTCCTTCCCATGCCGCCGCAAACGATTTCTTTTTAAAGTTCATTTGTTCTGACAAGTAATTTTCTGTATGATTTTGTTTTAGTTGTCCTACAACTGTTGCAGGATCCATATTCAATGATCGAATAACACTAGGATATAGACTGTTCAAGTCCATACTTGCAATCCAATCATGTAGTCCTTTTTTAGGATATGCTACATAGGCACCAGCCGCCTGTGCTGATCCAGGTTCTCTGTGTACTCTGTTAGGTACTACATAGCCACGTCTATGTGCTTCGTTGATAATTGCTTGTTCTGTAACTGCCACAGCACCCATAGTAGTGGGTAGCAAAACAGTATTTGCATGAGCAAGTTCATTTGCAAGGTCAATAAACCTTAGTTTTTTGTCCAACTTGTCCAAGAGTGCAACGTCTTGTCTGTTGTACTCAATGAACGTTCTGAAGTCATTGTTATAAAGTTGATCGAGCGTACCTTCGTACACAGTTTTCTTTTCGCCAACTTCCATTTCGCCAATGGCATCAAGTCGATAAGTGTGTCTTTCTTCATATGTGTATTTACGATATAATTCCAAACTATCTAAATGCTGTCTGCCTATTAGGTCATAGGTTTCTTGCTCTCTTCCAAACTTTTCATAAGTTCTTTTCTTTGGATATTGATCCCACAAACAAAAACGTCTTGTATCTTCTTTTGAAAGTACTCTTGTAATTCTGTTAACAGTGTACGGAATATCATAACCTTCACTGTTCCAACCTGATAAAATATCTGCATCTTTAATTAGATCTAAAAAAGTATCAAGCATTTCTGCTTCTGTTTCAAACAAGTATGTATTATCAAATTCTTTACATTCTTCTTTGGCTTGTTCCATTGTAAGTGTTTTTGGCGGAAGTGCAAGTGTAATAAGACTGTCAAGCCATTGTAAATGAACTGTAATGGCAGTAATTGCAGTAAAAGGATCTTCAGGTGAACTATATCCACGTTCTGGATCAAAGTCAACTTCAATATCAAAAAATGCAACGTTTAGGTTTGGAGCATCTTGTCCAAGATAATTTTCTTCAAGCAGTCTATATACAGGATTGATGTCTGCTTCAAATAGTCCGCGATGTTTATTAATTTTTTGTTCTTTTAGGAAGTCTTTCCAACTTTTACATACAACACGACTTACAGAGTCTCCAAAAGTACTTTTTTGTTTTCCTTTTGCGTCTCCATAATAGAAAACATATCTTGCTGGAAATTCACGAAACTCTCGTTCACCTTTTTTGTTTCTCTCTACGACCTTGATAATGTCTTTATCACGATCCCAAAGTGCGTCTACGTAACTCAATATTTTCTCCTATACATGCCACTTTCGGTTGGCAAAAACCAGTTATGTCGTTTATGGCCGACTGACCTTCATCAACACTATTTACTATTATATGTTCTATGCCTAAATAAATCAAGTACTTTTTTCTTCAAATGCTCTGCCTTCTTTTTTACATTTTGGACAAGTCCAAGTGCCTCTATCAATTTGGTATTTTTCTTCCATTGTAGGATATGTAAAATAAAATTTACATTCCGTACAAGTAAGATGCCATAATATTTCTTTTTGTGCTCTAAATATTACAACCACCCTGCCGCTATTGCGTAACCAAAAACATTAACACAACTAAAATAGAATGTTAACATCATAACCCAAGCGGCTCCTCTACGTACTGCCGCATAACATTGGGTAACACTACCTACAAAAAATCCTGGATATACTATAAGCATATTTGGATCTCTTGCATTTACGGCAAGGGTCAAACTCGCACCAACAGTAAATATAAAACTTACTAGTTCAAAATAGAACGCAGTTTTATCACTACGATATGAGTTAGACCAAAAATCTTTTATCTTTTGCAAAACAACTATTGCTTGTCTCTGCCCGTAGTAACCATAATGGTTTCTAGGTCTTCAAATTCATCAACGGCTTTATGCCATTCGCCTTTTTGTGCAATTTTAATTGCTTTATTAATTAGACTAGGTTTTACGTCCATTTCTTCTGCTACTGCTTTGACTGTATCACGTAAACCTTCTTGTAGGTCTGAAACTTCTTGCAAAACATTTACACCTTCATTTACTACTTGTATAAGTTTTGCTTTTTCTTCAGCACCGAATACTTTATCACTCATGTGAAACTCCTTTGTTATTTGAGTTATATTATATATAGATTTATGCTAGATGTCAAGTACTTTGAACGGAATTGGCACAGAATTATCTAAACATTTAAACCAAACGTTATTTGGACCAATATGATGATCGTTTGGCAGTAGTTCATTTACTGCTTGATTGACTCCTGGGAAATCCATATCATGTCCACATAACCAGCCATTTGGTTTTAATTTAGGCGTGTAGTATTCTATATCTCCTTTAACACTACTATAGTCATGACTTGCGTCAATGAAAACAAAGTCTAAACTGCCATCTTCTACTTGATTATGCACTTCATGACTATGTCCTTGTATTGCTTTTAGTCTTGGACCATACTTTAATATAACTGAATCTTTATAGAATAGTTTGATATCAAAATCAATAGCAAACATTTTTAAGTTTGGAAATGACTCTAACAGTTTAAAAGTTGTTCTACCGTTACGAACTCCAACCTCACAACCTACAGTAGGTTGTAATTTTTTAAACAGATCTACTAAAAAGTAATCTCTTTTGTTTGGTCCGTTATATTCTATTGTTCTTTTAATCTTAATTTTATCTTTAGCCAACAGGATTTTCCTCTTCGTCTTTTGTTTTGTATTGCCATTCGTCTGTATGACCAAC